GAAGGGCGTGATTGCCCGGAAAGAAACAAATGAACCGCGAACAGATCCTAAGCACCGCAACCCAATACATCACAAAGGACAGAGCAGCCACGCATGGGAATGCAGAAGACACGTTTGCCAACATCGGCGATCTATGGGGCTGGTGGATGGCAGGGCGCGAAATCCCCACATTCAATGACTTTGACGTTGCCATCATGATGACCTTGTTCAAGATCGCCCGCATCAAAGGCAACCCAGATCACATCGACAGCTATATCGATGGCGCAGGCTATCTAGCACTGGCAGGGGAAATCCAATGCATGGAGCGCTAGACCGCCAGAAGGATGAGCAAATCCTCATGGCGCTGCACCTCGTCGAGAATGTAGGACTAACCCACAAGGACGCAGCACATCTGGTTGGCATGACCAAGAACGCCTGCATCGGGGCAATCAATCGGGTGCGCAACGAAGAGACAGGCGTTCACAGCATCATCAGAAACCCAGCCAACAAAGACCGCAGCCAAAAGCCGCTGTGGTGGTTTGATCCAACGTCTGAATTCGGGTGATCAGTGATTGATAAGGTTGCCAGATTGAAACAGCACCCAAACTGATGTAAGATGCCGCAGCGACCGACACCGCTATGTGTCGAGATGAGGATGTCATGGCTGGCGGTAGACCTACAGATTACACACCCGAGATCATCAAGGCTGCTTGGGATTATGCTAAAGGCGGATGGATCGCAGCAGGTGACAGAGTGCCATCAGTTGCGGGTTTAGCGTGTGAAATCAACGTAAGCAGAGAAACCTGTCATGCTTGGGCTAGGGAAGAAGGCAACGAGTTTTCTGACATCCTCAAGCTAATCTCTCGAAAACAAGAGCGTGAGTTGTTGAATAATGGCCTGTCTGGTGACTTCAACTACTCGATCACCAAGATGATGCTTTCCAAGCACGGCTACTCTGACGCAACGAAGCAGGAACTGTCTGGGCCATCAGGCGGCGCAATACCAATCGAGATCAAGCGGACCATCGTTGATCCGGCACCATGAACCTAAACATCAACACGCCACGCTGGGCTGTTCCAATCCTCAAGAAAGAACACGCCCGCTACATCGGCGCATTCGGTGGGCGTGGATCTGGCAAGTCAACCTTCTTTGCGGAATGGATCGTTGAGCGCTGCGTGATGAAGCGCACAGATGTGGTCTGTGTTCGTGAGGTGCAGAGGTCACTAAAGCAATCCGTCAAGAAGCTGATCGAGAACAAGATCCAAGAACTTGGCGTTGGGCATATGTTTGAGGTGCAGCTGGCCGAGATCAAATGTCCGCATGGTGGCGTAATCATCTTTCAAGGGATGCAGAACCACACAGCCGACAGCATCAAGTCGCTCGAAGGCTTCGACATCGCTTGGGTGGAAGAAGCGCAGTCAATCAGCCAGTTCTCGCTAGACCTTCTGCGCCCAACAATCCGCAAGCCCGGCTCGCAGTTGCTGTTCAGTTGGAATCCACGCTACGAGGACGACCCAGTTGAGACGCTGCTGCGTGGCAACAACGCGCCGACCGACAGCATCGTGGTCGAGGTCAACTATTCCGAAAACCCGTGGTTTCCAGACGTTCTGCGCGACGAGATGGAATACGATCTGCGCCGCGATCCAGACAAGTATCTGCACGTTTGGAAGGGCCAGTATGTTCGCAACAGCGAAACGCGGGTGTTTAAGAACTGGGTGATTGAAGACTTTGAAGCCCCACCTGATGCTGTCCATCGTTTCGGTGCAGACTGGGGCTTTGCATCTGATCCGACAGTATGCGTTCGCTGCCACATCATAGGCCGCAAGCTATACATCGACTATGAGGCGTATCAGGTCGGCTGCGAGATCGTTGACACGCCATCTCTGTTCATGTCCATCCCAGAGGCTGAGAAATGGCCTATGGTGGCTGACAGCGCACGGCCTGAGACGATCAGTCACATGCGCAAGAACGGCTTCCCCAAGATACAATCAGCCGTCAAGGGTGCGAAGTCTGTTGAGGAAGGCATTGAGTGGCTGAAGTCGTTTGACATCGTTGTGCATCCACGATGCAAACACACGATTGACGAACTGACGCTGTATAGTTTCAAGACAGATCAGATGACGGGCAAGATTCTTCCCGTGCTGGATGACCGCGACAACCATGTGATCGACGCGGTGCGCTATGCTCTGGAAGGGGCGCGGCGGGCCAACGTCCAGCAGAAGCCAAAGGCCCGCCCAGTGGTCACAATCATGCCGATGGCAAGGTGATTGTTTTATCCGCCAAAAGCGCCTATAATGGCGCGGAATGAATTGCGAGGAACAACTGTGGCAAGAGTGACCAAAAGTGAACGCCTTGCAACAGTGCATGAAGATGCGCTGCAACAGTTCAATGACATTCAAAGCGCCATGCGTGAAGGCCGTCTGCAATGCCTTGAGGATCGTCGCTTTTATTCCATTGCCGGGGCGCAGTGGGAAGGCAACCTAGCCGAGCAGTTCAACAACAAGCCGCGCTTTGAAGTTAACAAGATCCACCTGTCGGTGATGCGGATCATCAACGAATACCGCAACAACCGCATCACTGTGGACTTCGTTAGCAAGGACGGCACATCAGACGATAAGCTGGCCGACACCTGCGATATGCTATTCCGCGCAGATGAGCAGGACAGCGGCGCCGATGAAGCCTATGACAACGCTTTTGAGGAAGCAGTTGGCGGTGGCTTTGGTGCGTTCCGTCTGCGCACTGAATACGAAGATGAATACGATTCCGAGAATGATAACCAGCGCATTCGGATCGAACCGATCTATGACGCCGACACGACTGTGTTCTTTGACATGGATGCCAAGCGCCAAGACAAGAGTGATGCCCGGCTATGCTATGTCCTGACTGCTATGACGCGGGAATCGTATAAGGCCACATGGAGCGATGACCCAGATACATGGCCGCACGAAATCCACCAGAACGAATTTGATTGGTCAACGCCTGACATGGTGTTTGTGGCAGAGGTTTTCCGCGTTGAAGAAGCATCGGAACTGATCCGCACGTTCCGATCCATTGATGGTGAAGAAACCCGCTATAGCGAAAAAGACTTTGCCGACGATCCAGAACTTGAGAACATGCTGACGGCCACGGGTCAGGTCGAGGTGCGCCAGAAGCGTGTGAAGCGCCGCAAGGTGCATAAATACATTATGAGCGGCAACAGCATTCTGGAAGACAGCGGCTATATCGCCGGGTCTGAAATCCCGATTGTGCCTGTCTATGGCAAGCGCTGGTATATCGACAACATCGAGCGCTGCATGGGCCACGTTCGCATGGCCAAGGATGCGCAGCGCCTCAAGAACATGCAGCTATCCAAGTTGGGTGAGATTTCTGCACTGTCCACGACTGAAAAGCCGATCTTCGCAGCCGAGCAAGTGGCTGGCTATGAGATGATGTGGGCAGAGGACAACCTAAAGAACTACCCCTATCTGCTGATCAACACCATGACGGATGCCAACGGAAACGAGGCACTGGCTGGGCCTGTGGCATACACCAAGCCACCGCAAATCCCGCCCGCACTGGCTGGCCTATTGAATATCACCGAGCAAGACATCAGCGATCTGTTGGGCAACCAGCAGGCTGGTGAGCAGATGGTTTCCAACATCTCTGGCAAGGCCGTGGAGTTGATCCAGAGCAAGATTGACATGCAGACCTATATCTACATGTCGAACATGGCCAAGAGCATCAAACGCGCTGGGGAAATCTGGCTCTCGATGGCCCGCGATGTGATGGTCGAATCGGGGCGCAAGCTAAAGGGTGTCGGCTCTCAGGGCCAGATGTCCACAGTCGAACTTGCCAAGCCTGTGCTGAACCAAGAGACAGGCGCGGTGGAATACGAAAACGACCTAAGCAAAGCCAAGTTTGACGTTGCTGTTGAGGTCGGGCCATCGTCGGAATCAAAACGCGCTGCCACTGTTCGGTCGTTGATGGGAATGATGCAACTGGCAACCGATCCAGAGACGCAGCAGGTGCTTGGCTCGATGGCAATGCTGAACATGGAAGGCGAAGGCATCTCTGACGTGCGCGACTTCTTCCGCAACCGCTTGATCAAGATGGGCGTGGTTAAGCCTACGCCAGAAGAGCAACAGGCATTGCTTGAGGAACTGCAACAGGCGCAGTCACAGCAACAGCCCGATCCGCAGGCGCAGTATCTGCAGGCAGCAGCAATGGAAGCGCAGGCCAAAGCAGGTCAGGCGCAGGCCAACACAGCATATACCTTGGCACGGGCTGAAGAGACCAAAGCCAAGACCGTTGAAACGCTCGCTGGCATCCAGCAGAAAGAGCGCGACAGCGTATTGAACACGGCGAAGGCACTTCAAGAAGTGGTATCGCCCGGAATGCGGCAACCGCCCAGCCGCACATTCTAATGGGTGAGAATTGTATGAGGATCGAATGGACGAAGATAAGGCAGAATTTGACGACGATCTAGATGAAGTTGAGGAGCCGGAAGTCGAAGAACCTGAAGAGGAAGAAATCGACACTGAGGCCGAGACCGAAGAAGACGATGTTGTTGTCAGCATAAATGGGGAATCGCCTGACCCCGAAGACGAGAAGGAAGTTAGCGCTCCCGGCTGGGTGCGTGATCTTCGTAAATCGTATCGTGAGGAAAAGCGTCGAGCGAAAGACCTTGAGCAGAAGGTGCAGCAGCTGGAGCAGCGGACACAACCCGCGCAACAGCCACTAGGCCAGAAGCCCACGTTAGATTCGGTCGACTACGACACCGAGCGATATGAAACGGCACTTGCGGCGTGGTATGAAAAGAAGCGCCAGCATGACGACAGGCAACTATCCGTCCGGGCTGAACAGGAAGCTGTTCAAAAGGGATGGGAGAAGAAGCTGGAAGGGTATCATTCTGCGAAGGCAGATTTGAAGGTCAGGGACTATGACTTCGCAGAAGAAGTTGTTCAAGACACCCTAAGCGTCATGCAGCAGGGGATGATCGTGCAAGGTGCGGAAAACCCCGCTTTGCTCGTTTATGCTCTGGGCAAGAACCCAAAGAAAGCGAAGGAACTTGCTTCTATAACCGATCCCGTAAAGTTCGCCTTTGCGGTGGCCAAGTTGGAGACCAATTTGAAAGTCACAAATCGCAAGGCGTCATCCACGCCGGAAAAGAAGATCAGCGGCACAGGCCGTCCTTCTGGAACGGTAGACGGCACCCTAGAACGGCTGAGAGCAGAAGCTGAACGCACTGGGAACTACACGAAAGTGACCCAGTATAAGAAGCAGAAGCAATCGGCATAACCCATATAAGGACATGCCCAAATGGCAAACTCTTTTAGTAAAGAAGAGCGCGTAGCGTTCGAAGACATCCTCTCAGGCTTTAACGATGCACTCGTTTTGTCTTCGCTTGTGATGAAATACAACACCAACGGCCAACAGATGGAACGTTCGTCAGACACCATCTGGCGCCCCGAACCCTACATTGCCCAGTCGTTTGATGGTTCGGACGCTACGTCCAACTTCAAAGACTCGACCCAGCTTGCTGTGCCTTCCACCATTGGCTACCAGAAGCACTCGACGGCGCTGCTGACCGCAAAAGAACTGCGGGATATGCTGCAAGAAAACCGTCTGGGTCAGGCTGCTGCTCAGAAGCTGGCTTCTGACATCAACGTGGCCGTTCTGACTGTGGCTTCGAACCAAGGCACTATCGTTTCCAAGCGCACCACCGCTGCATCGGGCTTCACCGACATTGCAGAGGTCGATGCTCTGATGAACGAGCAGGGCGTGATGATGAGCGACCGCAACTATGCGCTGTCCAGCCGTGACTACAACGGCATGGCTGCTGACTTGGCCGCACGTCAGACCATGATCCAAATCCCGACCGAGGCCTATCGCCGCGCCTACGTTGGCGAAGTGGCTGGCTTCCAGACCTACAAGATGGACTATGCCAACCGCCTGACGGCTGCTGCTGGTGTGACTGTGACTGTTAACGGCGCTAACCAATACTACACCCCCAAGGCCACTTCGACGGCTTCGACGGGTGAAGTTTCAAACGTCGACAACCGCTATCAAAACCTGACCATCGCTGTCACCAGCGGCACGGTTAAGGTTGGCGATTGCTTGACCATTGCTGGTGTCAACGCTGTTCACCATATCACCAAGAACGACACGGGCGTGCTGAAGACCTTCCGCATCACCGCTATCGTTTCTGGTTCGGGTGGTTCGGGCGTGGTTACGATCAGCCCGCCGATCATCTCGGCTGGTGGTGCGACCGATGCTGAAAAGCAGTATAAGAACGTGACCGCAACGCCTGCTAACGGCGCGGCTATCGTGTTCTTGAACACTGTGACTGCGGCTGTGAACTGCTTCTGGCACAAAGAAGCCATCGAACTGCTGCCCGCATCGTTGGCAATCCCGACTGATGCTGGTGCTGACATCATGCGTGCCACGACCGATCAGGGCGTTGAACTTGTGATGCAGAAGCAGTTCGACATCAACACCCAGAAGACCAAGTATCGTTGGGATACTTTGTTTGGCGTGGTGATGTTGCAGCCCGAAATGGCTGGCATTCAGTTGTTCTCGCAAACCTAACAACAACGGGGAAGGGGTTTCGGCTCCTTCCCTACTTTCAACAGGGGACTGACATGCCGATCAAAAAAGGTTACAGTAGCAAGACTATCGGTGCCAACATCAAGTTGGAAATGAAGCATGGCAAGCCCGCTAAACAGGCACTTGCCATTGCCCTAAGCACTGCTGAAAAGGCCGCAAAGAAAGCTGGCAAGCCGTCCAAAGCGCCCAAGAGGAAAATGGCATGACTGTTATGCTCTACAAATCGCCCGGGCCGCATAAGTTTCATGGTGGCGATTTTGATTATATCGTTGTGGATGAGGCTGACGTTGATGTGTGCTTGGCCGAAGGCTGGTGGCTGACAACAACTGAGGCCAGCGAGAAGCCTAAGCGTGGCCGCAAGCCAAAGGTTGAGGAATAAATCATGGCCTACACGAAGCGCGACATCATCAACCAAGCGTTTGCCGAGATTGGCATGGCCGATTATGTGTTCGACCTGCAACCGCAGCAGCTTGATAATGCGCTTCGCCAGTTGGACATGATGATGGCGACATGGAACGGCAAGGGCATTCGCGTTGGCTATCCGCTGCCGTCATCTCCCGGTGGCAGTGATCTGGACGAAGTGACGGGTGTAACCGACATGGCGCTGGAAGCCATGTATTTGAATTTAGCCATTCGGATCTCAAGTGGGTATGGCAAGACTGTCAGCCCAGACACAAAACTAGCTGCAAAATTCGCCTACAGCCAACTGCTTGGCAAATCGGCGCTTCCGATTGAGATGCAGATTGGAAACCAAACCGTTCCGTCTGGTGCTGGCAACAAGGGCTGGCGCTACTACAACAACCCATATTTGCGTCAGCCTACCGATCCGCTTACGGTTGGCTCTGACAGCATTCTTGATCTGGAGTAAATCATGGCTAACATCAATCAGCTTTCGTCTACCTCAACACTGCAGGGCGGCGATCTGATCGTTGTCTGGGCCACTGACAATGGGGACAGCCGCAAGGCATCTCTGACCCTGCTCACAGACTACCTACAGACCGCACTGGTGCAGCCCGGAAGTCTAACGACCCAGTATGCCGCACCAAGCGCAACTGCCTTCTCTGTGACCATCTCTCTGGTCAATACATGGCTGCTGTTGACGCCCACGGGTCCGTTTGCTGCTGGCACGATTGTCCTGCCCGCAAGCCCGACCGACAAGGCTGAGGTCAGCATCAACACAACGCAGGCCATCACAGCTTTGACGGTTAACGGGAATGGCAAAACAGTTACGGGTGCGCCGACGACTCTGGCGCAAAACGCATTCTTCACCATGCGCTATGACGCGGTGACGGCTGCTTGGTATCGAGTGTAAAGGAGATCGAAATGTCCACATATATCTATGCCACAGACGTAAGCACAAACACTGATGTCATCATCCCAACTGGACATACTTTGTATGTTGGCAGCACTGGCAACCAGCAATCGTTTGTAAACGTCAATAACACGCTTGTGTCGCTGTCTAACCGCGCACAAGGTTTTGGCCCATACACTGGTGACCGTGTTGCAACCATTACCAACTATTATTCCAATGTGGAATACGATGTTGGTCTGGCACCAACTCTGCGCAGTTTCCCGAATCTGTTTATTGAAAACATCCCCGGTGTTGGCTTGGTTCAACCCGCTGCGACGTTCGCCACGCTGACCTATGAAACTAATGCTGGTCTCGTTCGCCTCGTTAGCGCTGGTGTGCATGGGCTAACAGCCGCCATCGCAGTCGGTGCAAGCGTCTATGTGACGTGGGCAACAGGCACTGGCGTCAATGGCCTTTACGCGGTCACTGCGCTTGATGCAGACACAACTGGCGTAAAGATCACCATCAACTACCCCTACGTCTTGGGTCTTGGCACTCCGACTGTTGCTGTGGCAAACACAGTTGTCACGCTGGCATCTGTGACCATTCCCGCATTTTCTATGGGCATCGGCGGCGGAATGGAAATCGACTCGCTGTTCTCAATGACGAACAATGCCACCGTCAAAACGCTTGGCATGACGCTTGCGGGAACGTCTATTCTGTCGGCAGCACTTGCAAGCAACGCAAGCGTGTCGGTTCAGAAGAACTTAGTTAACCGTGGCTCATCGGCGATCATCACCAACGCAACAACATCAGTCGGCCACGGTCTATCGACAGGTGCGATTGTTTCAGTAACGGCAGATGCGACTACCGATCTCGTGTTCGCAATCACGGCACAACCTGCCACGGCAAACAACCTGATCCGCCTTGAATACTTCAAACTTAACATCAACTTCTGAGGTAGTTGATGCAAATCCCAATTTTGTCTGGCATCTACGCAGACGGATCACCAAATTTTCGGACATCATATCCGAAAAACATGGTTCCTGTTCCAAAAGATAATGGGATTTCGAAAGGCTATCTGCGGCCCGGCGAAGGGATTGTTGAACTAGGAACTGGCCCCGGCATCAGTCGTGGCGCCATTAACTGGAACGGCACACTTTACCGCGTAATGGGGACCAGCTTGGTTTCCATTTCGGCTGGCAATGTTGTGACGGTGATTGGCAATGTTGGGGCGGGTGACCGCGTTACGTTCGACTATGGTTTCACCTATCTGGCCGTGACATCGGGCGGTCGGCTGTATCTGTACGACGGCACAACGCTGACACAGGTGACCGATCCCGATCTTGGCGTGGCTCTCGATGTGGTTTGGGTCGATGGCTACTACATGACCACAGATGGCGAATTTCTTGTCATCACAGAACTGAACAATCCATTTGCAGTGAACCCGCTGAAATATGGTTCGTCTGAAGCTGACCCAGATCCGATAAAAGCCATCCTGAAACTGCGGAACGAAATCTATGCTCTGAACCGCCACACCATCGAGGTGTTTGACAACGTAGGAACAGCAAACTTTCCATTCCAGAGAGTCACGGGCGCACAAATCCAAAAAGGTGTGGTTGGAACCTTCGCCTGTTGCGTGTTCATGGATGCCATTGCGTTTATCGGTGGTGGGCGCAATGAAGCGCCGGGCATCTATCTTGGGGCCAATGGCAACGCGCAGAAGATTTCCACCCGCGAGATTGAAGAAGTCTTGCAGGAATATACCGAAGCTGAGTTGAGTATATCCTACATCGAAGAAAAGATTGACCGGGCGCACCAGCACTTGATCGTCCACCTACCGCGCCACACGTTTGTGTTTGATGGCGCTGCATCAACTGTGCTGTCTATGCCCGTCTGGTTCATGCTTTCCTCTACAGTTGTGGATGAGAACATCTGGAACGCAACCGAGTGCATTTGGTGCTATGACCGCTGGAACGTGGCGCATCCGACAACTACCCAATTTGGCTATCTTGTCGACAACATCAGCACGCACTGGGGCGAGCCCATTGGCTGGGAGTTTGGCACACTGATCGTCTACAACGCGGGCAACGGCGCTTTGTTCCACGACATGGAGTTGGTCAGCCTGACAGGCTCAACGGCATTCGGCGTCGATCCAACGATCTGGACGCAGTATTCGGTTGATGGTATCACTTGGAGCGTAGAGAAAGGCATCAGCGCAGGGACCATAGGGCAGCGGAACAAGCGCCTTGTATGGTTCCAGCAGGGGAACATGCGGAACATGCGGATGCAGCGCTTCCGTGGCACCTCTGACGCTCACCTAGCCGTTGCAGCACTGGAGGCGCGGATTGAACCGCTGGCATTCTAATGGCTGATCCGAACATCCCAACGCGTAACCAGATCGCCGCACTTGTTGGAAACGATCCTGCAATGATCAAGGCGCTTGAACGTCTTTTTATCGTGGCGGGCGATCTGACACCAGCAGACATCGCCACGCTGACGCAACTGATCACTGACAACAGCTACGCCACTGGCGCATCGGACAATAAAGCTGATGTTGCTACATCCATTGCATATGCCGCCCAACAGATTGCTAATCTTTCCGCCTTGCAGCCTATGCCAATTGATCCTTTGATGGAGCGTTTGCAGGATGTTGTAGCATTCGCACCGAATGATGAAGATATTTTGCAATATGATGTTATAACAAAGAAATGGGAGAGCGGTGCTAACCCAGTGCGGGCGGCGAACACTTTGCTTTGGTTGGAGGCATACTAAATGGCGTATAATATCATTACCCCAACCAAACTAGGGCAAGCGGCAATCACTGTCGGCGTGACAACGCTTTACACAGTTCCAGCAAGCACACGCTGCATTGTGAAAAACCTTGATGTCATCAACACATCAGCAGGCGCCTTAACCTTCCGCATTTTCTTTGTTCCATCAGCAGGCACAGCGGGAACGGGAAATGCTGTGTTCTATGACTTCTCAATCAACGCAAAAGAAAACATTCAGTGGACAGGGACGCAAGTCTTGAACGTTGGCGACACTATCCAAATTCAGGCTTCTGGCACGGGGATTACAATCACCGCCAGTGGCGCAGAAGCCATCTAAGGAAAGCATCATGGCAGTCAATCCAGTCAACCTAATACCGCCAAAGCAGGCCGAGAGCGCACAGACAACGCAATACACAGCAACCGCTGTTAAAGCGATTATTGACAAGTTCACGGTGACGAATACCAGCGCCGGAAACGTGACAATTTCTGTGAACATCGTAAACTTTGGTGGAGCAGCTGGCGACAGCAACCTGATTGTAGATACCCGCACTGTTGTTCCGAATGAAACCTACACTTGCCCAGAACTTGTTGGCCAAATGCTAGAGGCTGGTCAGTTCATCTCAACAATCGCATCAGCGGCAACGTCTTTGACGATCCGCGCTTCAGGAAGGGAGATTTCGTAATGGAAGACATGATGATTGGCTTTGGTTTGCCAACAGAAAATATCGTAACCACATCGCAAAACCGCAAGAACCGCCAAGTGGTGATTGACGAATGGAAGCTGGGGCCAGAAGTGGCATCGGTCGAACCAACCGCCAATGGCCCGTTCTGGAAGGGTGTAGCAGCTGCGTGGGACATGAGCGAGAAAGAAGCCCGCCGCCGTCTCTGCGCGAATTGCGATTATTTCCAGAATGACCCAATGTATCAGGCAAAGATGGAGAGCATCACGCTGGACAAGTTCGACATGGATGGCGGTGGCCGCGGCTATTGCGCCAAGTTTGACTTCGTGTGTCACAACCTGCGCGTCTGTCAGGCGTGGGAAGAGGACGAGTAAATGGACTATCGCAGCCTCGCCAGCCAGATCGCAGTTGAAGAAGGTGTTGACCCTGACCTGTTCATGCGGCTGGTCGAGGCTGAGAGTTCATTCGATCCCAATGCCACATCGTCGGCGGGTGCGATTGGATTGACCCAGTTGATGCCCGGCACTGCAAGTGATCTGGGCGTCGATCCTACCGATCCCGTGCAGAACCTTCGCGGTGGTGCGCGATATTTAAAGCAACAATTGGATCGTTTCGGTGATCCAACACTGGCACTTGCTGCGTATAACGCGGGGCCGGGCAATGTCAGCAAATATGGTGGAATCCCACCATTCCCAGAGACGCAAGCCTACGTTGATCGTATCATGGGCATGGCTTCAAAAAGTCCACAGCCTATGGAAACCACACCAGCGCAGGGTGATTTTGCGCGTGGATTTCAGCCAGCCAAGACCTTGGCCGATCTATATCCAAAGCCAGTTGATCCTTTTGCGCTGTATGATCCGGCTGCAATTCGGCAGAGGTATATGCTCACATGACAAACCTTGATAAAGCGCCACTTTTCTGCGATACTGCGCGGGCTGAGACATTGGCCCACCAGCAGGCAAGTTCTGACAAGGAACGGCCAATGCGTGAAATCCTAGAACATCATCTAATTGAGACACTGGAAATCCCAGAGGATGCTTCTCATTGGTTGATGGGCATGTGGGACGCAATCCAGTTCTTGGATGATATTGCAGACGGGGACGCAGTTGGGCGCGGTTCGTTTGATCGAGCGCTGCACCATTTGCTGGTCGGCCTGCCATCCAACAAGTTCTTCACAGCACATGCGCAACAACTTCTGCCAGTTGTCGCTGTTCAGCTTTTGAAGTGGCAGGCTTCCGACATCGTAGAGCGTGCAGGCGCGGCTGACGCCCGCAGCTATATGTGGCGGGCTGGCTATTATGATCTTGTGCTTTGGGTCGTTCAGTTGTGTCATGGCTATGATGCGGCTGTAACGCTAGCGCCTGTTGTCATGTTGCTTTATGGCGAAACCGCCGAAGATTACCAAAAGGAGTTTGCCAATGCCTAATCCTATGCTTTTGGGAATTGGTGGAAGCGTTTTGAGTGCAGGCATTCAATCGCGGGCGGCTAAAAATGCATCAAATGCTCAAGTCCAATCGTCACAGGCTGCGATTGATGAGCAACGCCGCCAGTTTGATTTGGTTCAATCGCTTTTGAAGCCATACGTTCAGGCCGGGACAGGTGCTTTGTCAAACCAGTTGGCATTAGCTGGAGTATCTGGCGCAGATGCACAACAGAAAGCCATTAGCGCCTTACAGCAAGGCCCAGAGTTTGCAGCGCTGACGCAACAGGGTGAGCAGGGCATCTTGCAAAATGCAGCCGCTACTGGCGGTCTAAGGGGCGGGAATGTTCAAGGGGCTTTGGCTCAGTTTCGCCCACAGGTTTTGTCCTCACTGATCGAGCAGCAATATAGTCGCCTTGGTGGACTAGCTACTGCAGGTCAAAATGCTGCAACTGGGGTTGGGACTGCTGGGATGCAGACAGGCGTCAATGTTGGCAACCTATATGGTGAACAAGGCGCAGCGCGGGCTGGCGCAACACTTGCAGGCGCATCTGCATGGGGGAATGCACTGGGCAATATCAGCCAGTTGTTCGGCTCTCAGGCTGGTGGTGCATTTGGTAACTTAACACGACCCGGTTCGGAGCGTTTCTGATGGTTACGCCAATCAATTATAGCTTGAATGTGCTTGACCCGATCCAAGGTTATCTTGGCGGTTTAAAGTTTGGTGAAGGCTTGCAAACAGATCGCCTTGCAAGGGCACAGACGCAACAATCTATGGACCAACAAGCGCAGACCTTTACAACGCAGAAAGCTGCTGCTGAGAAAGCAGTAGCTGATGCCGCAGCGGGTCAATCAGCAATAACTCAACTTATAGAGTTAGGTCCAAATGCAACGGCGAATGACTTCATGAAAGCATGGGCAGCAAACCCTGCGATGCGCGATGAGATCACTAATCTTCAAACAATGCTCACAAAACCAAAAACAGATGCACTGATCAAAACTACCCAAGACGTATATGTAAGCGCTTTGTCTGGGAATGTTGATGCAACAAGAGGTCAGATTCAACTGCAATATGATGCTGCACTAAACTCTAACGACGAAGCAATGGCGTCTGGGTTGAAGTCTGTGTTGGACCAATTTGATAAAGACCCAGAAGCGGCAATGGGTGCAGTAAAGACAACGTCTGGACTAACTTTGGGCGGGCTTATTGGTTTTGACAAACTCAAACAGCTTAATGAGGGGCTTGGATATGGTGTAGCGGAGTCTGCAAATGTTCAAAAGGCCGAAAACATTGGGGGCATTGCTGTTGTCACAACGATGACCGATGGCACAGTTCAAATTAAAGACGCTCGGACCAACGCGGTTGTCAAAGGAGAAGCTGCTGACAAGTTATTGGCAGAAGCATCTGAGTTACAGGCAAAAATGACTGGTTCAAGGGAAGCTGCTGGAACTGCTGCAAGGCTAACCACTACAGCAGACCTTGGTGCTGCTGCGGCGGCTGCAACAGCAGGCGGTGCAAGCGCTGTCAAGTTAGGAACAGATGCTTATCTGAAGATTCAGCCAATTCGCTCCAACATTGCAAACCTTGATAAAGCAATCAATCTTATTGAGGTTGAAGGTGCAAACACTGGTGTCATTCAGTCAAAACTACCAAACTGGAATGCTGCTACAATCGAACTTAACAGCCTACAAAGCCAACTTGGTCTAGATGTTGTTGGCGCAGTCACGTTTGGTGCGCTATCACAAGGCGAATTAGGTTTGGCTTTGCAAGTTGCTTTGCCAACTGATCTTGATGGCCCAGATTTGGCTAACTGGCTGCGCAGCAAAAAAGCGGCACAGGAAAAACTTGCAGACTATTTCACTGAGCAATCCAAGTTTTTCTCGCGTGGGTATCCGCCGGGCCAGTGGTTCGATTTTGTCGACAGTGGGGAAAAAGACATAAACAAGTGGATGAAAGCAAACCGTCCGAACTATGGAGCGCCGACAGAAGGGCAGCAAACGCCTGCGCCAGCAGCAACAGAAACGCCAACTGCGCCAGAAACTCCTACAACAGCAACGTCTGCAAGCGAAACCGAAGACAAAGCATTTATGCAGTCTATGATAGACAAAAGCGTTCGCGGGGAAACGTTGACGCAGGCCGAAATGAACAGAGTGAATGTGATTGCGGCAAAGGGTAAATAATGGATAAAGATGCCGCCACGCTTGCAAAAGAACTACTAGCTAAGATTTCCGCACCGACACAAACGGCTGCGCCCGCTACTGCATCTGCGGCAACGATGGCTGCTAATTTCCTAAAGAATGCGCCTAAATCCGAAAATGTTGTCATGCAGGTTGAGGGTGGTGGCCGCATTGTGCAGATGCCACTGTCTGGGTCTGAAGGCACTGACATCACAACAGGAAAGCCAATCCCGCAATATACGTTTGTCAGCCCTGACTACTCGACAAACAATCAGACCATTGTGCGCGGCATTATGAATGGCATGTCGGTCAAAGACGCCATTGCACAAGGCGCTGGACAACCTGCTGAACCAATGCGCACGGCAGCAAGTGCTGAATCATTTGCTGCTGCTAAACAGGCGGCTGGTGGTCTTGTGGGCGGTGAGGGTGTTGTAAAAACCCCAGAAAGCGTTCCGCTGTATAGCAAAGAAGGTTATCAGGTTCCTATCCCAGCCCCAGTTCGTGCTGTCAGCGACTATCTTGGTAATGCTCTTGTAGCAGCAGCTGGCGCTGGTGGTGGTGCATATAACTATTTGGCTGGTGGTCTCGGCGATTTGCTTGTCAATGCTGGCGTCATAGATAAAGGCAATGCCGGACGTTTGGTTAATGATCTTATGGCAATGCCTGAAGCGTTTGCTGGAACGCCGGGGCAAGTTGCTTTGCCTTCGCGGGTTGCCCGTGAAGCTGGTGTTGTCGCTGAACGCCCGCCCTTGGCATTGGCAGCGCCAGAGCGGCCTGTCCTAGCACTTCCCGCGCCTGAGACTTCCATGCGCCCCGCTGCGGCAGAGATGCCAACCACAGCGCGTCCTGCTGGGCCTACAGTGGCAACTGAAACGCCAGTGCTACCAAAGGCTGGCCCAGAACCAACTGTTGGCCCTGCGGCAATGACTGCTGATGAATTAGCGGCGTCAGACTTCCAGCAAATTATGCGTAAAGCCGCAGTTGGAGGCGCTGGCTCTCAGGCTGCAAAAGAAAAACTTGCACTGCTTGCAAAAGCAAATCCAGAAGCCCGTGCGGCGGCTGATCGTTTGGGCATTGATATGCCGCCAGATGTTTGGGCGGATCACCAGCAACTTCGTGCCGCGGTTGGTCTTGCTCGATCACAGATTGGGTCAAAGGCGCAAGAAGATTGGACGCTTTCACTTGGTCGTGCCGTTGATAAGGCAGACACAGCTATTGAGGCCATTGATGGAAGCCCAGACCTATCGGCAATCTCCGCTGACATTCTAAACAATCTACAACGGACGCGGGATGTCCTGAAAAAAGAAGCAACCTCACTTTATGCTCGAGTTGATGCGAAGATACCAAACAGCACTCTGATTGATCCGTTGAACAGCGTAAAACTTCTGAACGAGCGCATCAATGATCTTGGAGGCGCTGGCGCACTTAAAGGCAAAGAAAAAGAACTGTTTGATATCGTTACGAATCCCGATATCCCATTGACCTATGCTGCTCTTGTCACGTTAAAGCAGGATGTGGGCCGAGCATTACAAGGTCGTGGTGGCCCATACACTGATGTCAACGATGCGGTCCTGAGGCGTGTCTATGGTGCTTTAGCAGAAGATCAACTTGCTGCTGCTGCGAAAATTGGTGGGGATGAACTGCGCCAGACTTTGCGTTTGGCAAACCAAACAACAGCAAAGCAAATAGCACTTCAAAAGCGCATCACTGGTGCATTCGGATCTGAACTTGATGGCAGCATTGCAACAGCCATTCGTGGGTCAATCACCAGCGGACGGCGCGGTGACATTGCTGGTCTAAACAGAGTGCTAAAGACTATTCCCCAAGACTTACAGCGCGAAGCTATGGCATCTGCTATCTCTGCACTGTCAAGATCACGCAGGGCATTGGCTGGTAGTCTTGGGCAAACTGGCGAAAATATCAATGCTCCATTTAGTTTTGCGGAATACTCAAAGTTGTATCGAGACCTTCGCCAGAACTCTGTTGTCTATGGCAAAATTTCAGAAATACTTGGTCCAGACGGGCAAAAGGTTTTGCGTGATCTTTATGAAGTCTCAAAATACGTCAATGACGCATCAACAAAGATTGTTGGAACTGGCGCATCGAACCAAGCACTCTTGGCGGAGTTAAACGCACAGGGGCCGATTGCAGCGGCTATGAACTCAACACTTGGACGGAGAACAACGCAAGCTGCTGCTGGAGCAGTTGGTGCTGCTGTGGGATCGCCTTTGATTGGTGCTGGTGTGGGCGCTATAGTTGGTGTCTTGACTGATGTTGGTAAGCGTAACGGCGCTGTGGCAATGGGCGATATGTTTGCATCAGACGCATTCAAAAAGTTGGTGGCAGAAGCTGCAACAGGAACGGTTTCAAAGGTCACGCAAAATAAATTGATCGCTGATCCGAAGTTCAGAAAGTGGGCTACCATCGTTGGAGTTCCAGATGTGAACGCTTGGGTGCAGGGTGCAATCTTGGCTACAACTGCCGATCAACTCAATCAACAAGCACAAACATCGGGTCAACCGCAATGATGCTATCCAAACACCCTATTTTCGTGTTAAATGACACGCAAGGAGATCATAAATGACGCTGACACAGCTTGCACCGCCCTATCCGATCTTCACCGACA